ACATTATTTGAATCCTGCAACCAATACAATGGAGTTCCACGATGGTGTAGGTGCGCAAGAACTACAAACCAAAGCAGGTAGCGGTTCACTTCAGATGGATATGTCGAACGTAGGCAAAGGTGCGGTAATGATGGCACTACCAATCGCTAAGACAATCGCTATCAAAGACGCTTGTGACCACTTCGGTGACTTGTTTGGTGCGAACTTAAACCGCAAGGATGTGATAGCCTTTACAGGCGATACTGAGTTGTTATCTTATGACAAGATTAACGATGCTAAAGAGAAAGAAAGGGTATCAAAGTTCATTGAACAATGCTTGAATCTTAGCGACTTGTCATCAGTTAAGGATGTGGCTCAAACACTTGGTTTAACATCACAATACTACACGAAGGAGGCGTTACTCAATGGATAAGCAAATACTTTTCAGATGTAGTGGTGTGGGTGCATTACTAACTGAACCGAAACTAAAAGCGGATAAAGACGCAGGTAACTTGTCAGCAACCGGTAAGACATTGGTTGAATCAATGTGGTTACAATATGAATACGGATATCGTGAATTTGTGAACAACGAGTATATGGACAAAGGCTTGGCAATGGAACAAGATTCGATGCAACTTGTACAAGATGTTCTTGGCGGTGCGTTTAGAACCAAGAATCGTGAGAAGTTACAAGATGAGTTCATCATTGGTACACCTGATATTATCCTCACGGATGCGGTGGAAGACATCAAGACTTCGTGGTCATTACGCACGTTCTTTGAAGCCGAACCAACTACAATGTATGAAACACAGGCGCAATGCTATATGAAGTTAACAGGGGTTCATAAGTATCGGTTAATCTATGCTCTTGTGCCTAATACGAAGGAGATGGTTATAGCCGAGTGCGAACGTCTTGCTTGGAAGTTTGGACGCAACTATGAGAACGAAGATTACATCGCACAATGTCAGCAGATCCAACGTAACAATGACATCATACTTGAGTTGCCTATTGAAAAGCGTATCAAGGTCTTTAACTTTGACTATGATGCCGTGTTGATGGAGAAGTTGCAAGGAAAGATTATCAAGGCAAGAGAATACTATAATACGTTATCACTATGACACCTCCTAACTGCATCAAGATAGTGTATAGCACTAATCAACATAGCTATCGTGTAGCATCTCAACATCCATTCTTTTTGCATACTACCGAAGTGCTTACATCGTATCGTGGTGGTGTGCTGACCATCACAAGACCAACGATTGATTATCAAGGGAAGACATATAGGGTATGCGTTCCAAAATCATCTCGTGACCATCGGTTGTTTCATATTGCCATATCGCAAAATGTACCACTTGGAGTTTTTGAGATTGATGAGGAAGAAAGCAATGAAGATAAGTTGGTGATATATTTGGAGTGATGGTAACGGTTTGGGTATTGCCGAAGGCAGGGATTTGAAAGATAAATGTTTCAACCTTGTACAAATGCCCAATAGAAGTACAAATGATTAATTAACCGAGAATGCCCTGCTTTTGGCAATACCTTGTTAGGTGCAGTGCTTCTCACAAATTCAAATAAAATGACAAACGAACAAATTAGAGAACATTTATTAAAAGCTGGTGTAAAGAACTTGAAAGAGTTTGGTTATCCCGAAGTAACAACTGAAACAATATTGACTGATGAAGTTTATAAAGAGTTCTTTAAGTCAATGTTGGAAGATAATTTAGGTAACGGGAAGCAAGTTGATGAAGTAATAAACCAGCTTTTATCGGAGGTCGCATAGCATTGCACCTAACTGTCAGCTACAAGCAGTGCCTCATTGCTTTGTAGCGCAAGTTATCACATATTAAATAACACATCAAAACAAAACAAAATGGACATAGAAATAGTACAACAAATCAAAGCAACACCAACCAAGTACACCTACAAGGAATGGGCGAAACTTGCAAACGTAACGTATCGAACAATGCACCAGTTCTTTTACAGAAATGGACTTAAAGGGAAAGATTCAGGGTATCGAAAAACACCGATAGTTTTGGAATACATAATGGAACACGCAATGGAAAAAACCGCACTTGAATGGGCAGATTATTACAAGATAACTGAACACCAAATAAGGCACTACATTGGATATCGTGGGATCAAAGTGAAGTCAGGATTCGGTGCAAAGATTAAAGCAAAGAAAGAGAAAGCATTGCTTATTGATAACACACCACTTGCACCTGATATGATTGACTTTCAATGGGTACATCCATCGTTATCTGATTACGGATTAAAAACTTCGAACAATGGATAGAATACTTATAGACATTGCAACAGGACTTAACATCCCCATCAAAAAGATTCAAGATAGTGGACGAGGCACTTTTGACATTGCAACGGCAAGACATTTGTTTTGTTTCATAGCTTACGAGAATGGTTATAACCTTTCCGAGATAGGCAGATTCCTTTCCTATCGTGACCACACAACCATCATTAATTCGATTAAAGTTGTAAATAATATGAGAGATACACAAGATGCTCTTTACGAGAGATTTGTTACCTTGCTAAGACATAATGCACCAAACTTGAAAACATCGTTGTATGAGCCTCGTAAGAGGTATAGTGGGGATGGTTGTATCATTAGTAGGTTTCAGATAGTGCGGTGCGCATAACGGTTTGCAGACTTGCGAATGCAAGGGATTAGAAACACTAAACTTTAAAATTAGCACAAATGATTGATAGAAATACAAATGTTGATACCACCACCGAAGCCCTTGCTTTTGCAAAACCGATGTTAGCAGAAGTGCCTTTCAAGTGTTGTTCAAAATGTAATATTGAAAAAAGCATAAATGATTTCCCTATTGTTTTTGGACATAAAAGAAAAGACGGAACAAAAAAACAAAGGTATCACAGCCAATGCAGAAAATGTAGATATTCTGTTTGTAAAAAATGGAATGAAAAAAATGAAGGTTATAGCACTATTAAAAAAAAGGAATGGGAAGAAAAAAATAAAGAATATGTTACTGAATATAAAAAATGTTACAAAAAAGAAAATGCAGATAAAGTAAAACAATGGAAAAAAGATTGGGACATAAAAAATAAAGAACATAGACTTCAATATAATAAAGACAATCCACAACCAAAAGACAAAGTAAGAAAATGGCAAAACGCAACAGATAAAAAGATGCGTGAAGAATTAAAAGACTGCTACGTTATTTATACTCTATCAAAAAGAATAGGTAAAAAAGCGGAATTTATAAGACAATATCCTGAATTAATAGAAACACAAAGATTAATAATTAAAACACAAAGATTATGCAAAACATCACAGAATTAAGAACAAGCCTTAGTGATAATTACACTAAAATGAAAGCTGGTAAAATGGGTTTGAATGTTGGCAAGGAATTAGCCAACACAGCAGGGAAAATCATCAACTCTTTAAAAGTCGAATTAGAATATAATTCTATGATGGATATTAAAGAAGAAATTGATTTCCTTAAAAAGTTGCCAAAGGTTTAGGGTGTCGCTTGGCATTTCTCCTAACATATCGCAAAACAAACACATAACACATAAACAAGCTGTGATTCAGCAACACATATACAATGAGTACAGAAATAATATGGAAAGACGTTATTAATTATAAAGGCATTTATATGGTTAATCAATATGGAGTTATTAAAAGTATTGACCATATAGTTTATCATAAAGATGGAAAAAAAAGATTACAAAAAGGTCGTAATATAAAATATTCAAAAAGTAAAAAGGGATATATTCAAGTATCACTTTCTAAAAATTGTATTAAATTTAATACTAGTGTTCATAGAGTTATGGCAATAGCTTTTTTAAATAATCAATTTAATAAGCCTCAAATTAATCATATTAATGGCATTAAGGATGATAATAGATTGGAAAATTTAGAATGGTGTACAAATCAAGAAAATCAATTACACGCAATAAAAAGTAATTTAACTCATCCTAATTATGGTGAAAATCACCATATGTCAAAAATACCAAATTCACATATTGCTGGAATCATAGAAGAAATGAAAAATGGGAAACCAATGCGTATCATTGCAGAAAGATATTCAATGAGTATAACTGCAATTTCAAATATAAAAAATAGAAAGACTTATATTAACATTTAAAACAACAAAAAAATGGCGGAAACAAGCTACATAGTGTCAGGAACACTATACAAAAAAAATCCTATTCAGGTAGTAAGTGAAAAGTTCAAAAAAATTGACTTTATCGTTAAGACGGATGGAGAATACCCTCAGTATTTGCAAATTCAAGCAGGTAATGATAAAACTTCCTTATTAGATGGTTTACACGGTGGTGATAGAGTTATTTGTACCGTAAATGTAAAAGGAAGGCTTTGGACAGGATCTGATGGCATTGAAAAATGTTTCAATTCTTTGGAAATTTGGAAATTAGATAAACAAGGTAGTGGTCAACACATTGAGACAGTACAAGCGGAAGTGGTGCAACCGACTGACCCATTGGGAGATTCATCAAATTTGCCATTCTAATCTCTTACATTTGCACAATCGGGTTGGACGGCAAATCCGTAAAAGTTATACGTTACTTCCCTGATTTTCTTTACTAACGTATATAAAAAACGTACACAATATGATTACATTAGATAGATGTTACCGATTACTTGACACAGGGTTTAGTCTTATAACTGCATCTGCGAACAAGAAACCTAATATGCACACTTGGAAGGAGTATCAAACAACTCCTATCACTAAGCCTGAGATGGCTAAAGCATATAATGGCGAAACAACATCAGCAAAGACTGAGATAATAGGCATCCTTACAGGATATAACAACCTTGAAGTTATAGATGTTGACTTAAAGGTATTCCCCACACTTCCTGAACAAGAAGAATTTTGGCACGAACTACATTCCTACCTTAAAGATAACATTGATGACTTCCATCGCAAGTTCGTAATCTACAAGACTAAGAACCAGGGATACCATATCCTTTACAAGTGCGATACTATTCAAGGTAACTCTAAGATAGCCAAACTCAAAGGACATAAAGAGTGCATCATTGAATCTCGTGGTATTGGTGGCTATGTGGTTGTTTATGACAATCAAATCTCTAAGTTAGACTATCTATCTATCCAAACGATTAGCGAGAGAGATAGACGCATCTTGTGGTCAATCTGCCGTACTTACAATTACGTTGACCAATCCGAACAACTGCAACCTGATAAGAAGATAACTAAGGAGTACGATGCAAGTAACATTACTCCGTGGCAAGACTATAACGAGAAGACTTCAATCTATGACATCATTGGTGAAGACTTTAAGATAGTTCGTAAGTTATCCAAGCACGATATTATCCTTCGACACGGAGCAGAATCTTCACAATCAGGATATGTGTACAAGGATAGTGGTTGTATGTTTCTATTCTCAACTGGAACTATCTATCCGAACGAGAAACTAATTACTCCTTTTATTGCATACGCGTACAAGTATCACAATGGGAATATGAGTGTTGCAGGTAAGGAGTTATACTCTAAGGGATTTGGCTCACGGATCGTGAAACCATTGCCAGAGAATCGCATCAAGACAAGTATCAATACCGATGACTTGAAGTTTCCTATTGACATCTTCCCTGCACCTATTCAGAACTATATGATTGAGTGCAACAACACACTTGATAGTAGCATTGATTATATGGGTTGTTCTATGTTATGGGTGACATCTATTGTAGTTGGGAACTCTATACACATCGAAGTTAAACGTGGATGGGTTGAGACTGCCAACGTATGGATAGCTGTTGTTGGCAAGGCAGGACTTGGTAAGACACCAAGTATTAAGAACATCATCCATCCATTGATGAAGATTAACTCCAAAGAGATTAAGTCTTACCTCAAACACGCTGAGAAGTATGCCGTATACTCCAAGTCAAGTGAAGCCGAGAAGAAGCAAGTAGAGGATGTACCAAAGCCAGTTAAGACGCAGTTCATAGCTAATGACATCACTCTTGAGGCTCTTGTTGACTTACACGAGCAATCGAAGAACGCAGTCGGTGTGTTCAAGGATGAGTTGAATGGTTGGTTCAAGGATATGAATAAGTATCGTGAGGGTTCTGATTTGGAGTTTTGGTTGAGTACTTGGTCAGGTTCGCCTGTATCGTTTAATCGGATGTCAAGGGTTGGTTCATTTGTTGAACGTCCATTGATTCCTGTACTTGGTGGTATACAACCTTCGATTCTTAATACGTTCTATACCGATGAGAACAAGGATAATGGATTCGTTGATAGGATGCTACTTACATTCCCTGAGTTGGAAGTAGAACACTATAACGATAACGAGATGCCGTATGATGCGGTGGAGTGGTATACGAATGCAATACAAGCGTTTTATGACCATTATAAGCGTAGGGTGGTAAACTATAACCTTGATATGGAAATAGACCCTTATATCGCACGTTTATCGGATGATGCTCGTATTGAATGGAAGCGTATCTTTAATGAGATAACATCGGTTCAAAACTCTGATGAGGAGAACGAATATATGAAGTCAATGTTGCCTAAGCAGAAGTCTTATATCCCACGTTTCGCATTGTTGATCCATTGTCTTGATTGCTATATGACCGAGAAGCCAACTGAGGCATCCTTGCTTATATCTAAGGAATCTATGCTAAAGGCTGAACGGTTATCTAAATACTTTGTGGCAATGGCTAAAAAGATTAAGGTAAACACGATGGAAGTGAAGGAAATGAAGACGGCTATGATAGCTAATAAAAGTATGAATACAAAGGATAAATTCAAAGAGTTATACACACTTAACCCTGAGTTGAATAGAAGTGAAGTTGCCGAGTTGTTGAATGTATCAAGGAAGCAAATTCAGAGATATATTGCTGAATTGAGCAAATAATGTCGCAGTTATGTCGCACTATGTCGCACCTCATATTCCTTGCAAACTCAATGCTATCAACGATTTAACACCAACTGCGACATTTTGAATGTCGCACCTACTAAAAAGGATTACAAAAATGAAATTTGTAAAAAAATATTTTGAAAACGCAAAGTGCGACAAATGTCGCAGTAAGGCTCTGAAACCATTGGTATCATTGAAAAACTACTGCGACATTTACTGCGACATTGGTCTTAAAAATGTCGCACCTATGTCGCAGTTGATAACTTTATAAACTTATCCACAAATGAATTCAAACATCCTCAAACTATGCCAACAAGCAAACCGATTATCTTGCGTCACACGAGAACATTTGACCTCGTCACAACGGAAGGATTTAATCTCACTCAAGACCGACAAGATGAACCGCCTAGAAGCGGAAATGGTGAATACACGATACCAACAACACTTAACGCAATGTCTCAACGAAACGAAAACCTTATAAAACTCATATCCATACTTGGACTAACACTTGAACACCAATGACACGAGCAGAAAAACAACGAATCATCCAAGCCAAGCAACGATACTCAAGAGCCAAGTATCCAAGCATCACACCTCAACAAGATAGCTTTGACCATTACGACAGAACCGATACTACGGCTAATGGACTAACGGCTTGTGTACGAGATTACCTAAAGTACGAAGGACATCAAGTAGAAAGGGTAAGTAATCAAGGTCAGGCAAGAGTTAACAAGGTTATAGATGGCTTAACAGGTGAACAGATAGGCAATCGTACACAAGGTGTTACCTTTACTCCTGGTCAAGGAACAAAAGGAACGGCTGATATCCATTCAACTATCGCAGTTATGATAGGTGAACACGAGGTTGGTCTTTCGGTTAAGATTGAAATCAAGATGAAGGACAAACAATCGAAAGCACAGAAGAAGTATCAAGAAAGCATTATAACATCAAAGGGTGTGTATGTAATTGTTCATTCGATGGAAGAGTTCTTTAAGTTCTATGATAACCTATTAAATAAGTATAAATAATTAATTAAGTTGCATATATTTGCACAATAGAACATACATACTATGAGTAAACCAATACACAACGAACGTAACGCAGGTCGAAAGCCAATGTATAACGAGCCATCAACTAAGAGCAAGAGCTATACAATAC